ATCAAGTAACTTGCCATGGCCAGCGTGAGGAGGGTTAAAGCGACCAAAAGTAATAGCAACATGCTTATCCTCTAGGTTACCAGAAGTCTTCTGACCTTTCTGACTTGTCGTGGGTTTCTTTGGTTTGTTTTGGGCACTCTGTGTTGCCTCAGTGATGAATTCTAAAAATTTCATTTACCCCAATCTTTTGCGACGGTGAAGTTTGCTCTAGAAAATTCTAATCTATCTACCAGTTTGAGTGCTGCGCCATCTTTGATAGCAACAAACCCTTCTGGACTGGTTACTTTGTAACCATTCTCATCTTCTAAGAAGGTACCTACACCCTCTATCCTTTTCAGTTTATTTATGATTTGCTCTTTGGCAATCATAAGGTCTTTGAAACCGCTAAGTGCGGAATACATGACAGACTTATTACTATTTAGATAAGCACGAGCCTTATCACTCTTATCTTGCCATTGTTTCTGTGCTTTTTCAGTCTTTTTCTTAGCAATTTCCTGTCTAAAACGTGCATCTACAAAGGAAATATACCCCTGTGCCATAGCACGAGAGTTATTTGGTATGCTACCTGAGCGTATCACTTGGTTGAAATACATTTTAAACAAGGAGTTGTATGCGAATGACCCTGTCTCCTTATTGATAGTCGATAGAAACTTACGTCCTGCACTTAAGTTACGTTTGGCAGATGAGATAGTTAGATTTATCTTTGACAACTCAGCAGGAGTTAGGTTTGCCATGCCATTTACATTAGTAAACTCTGAAGAGAATACTGCAACACTATCTACACCCTGCAGTGGTCTAACATCAACTCCAAATCCTGCAGACATACTAGATATATCTGCTCCATTGTATCTAGTATGGAATACAATACCTATCTTACTCTTTGATATCTGTCTACCTAACTCAGAGTCTACCTCTATACAGTATGATATAGTATTTGGTTTAAAGATATAACACTTCTTTCCTTTCATACTAACAACCTTAGGTTTCTTCTCATACAATAAGTCTCCTTGTATGACACCTCTGATAGGAAGTTTACTTAACTCGGCAAGACATGTCCTAAGGACTGCATTCAAACCACTGTCAGGATAGTGCTCATCAATAAAATCATTTGTATAACATATTTTAGGTGTAGTCTTATTAAATACTGACTTATTACCTACGAAAAATTCTCCTGTCTGTGGGTCAATGCCACAAACTATAGCAGGAGCACCGTCCCACTTAACAGTTACCTTTGTATTGCTACCACCTTTACCTGTGGTCAACATATCTCTTAGACCTACAAGAAAATTAATACTGTTAGTAGCACCGTTATAACCAGTGTTAAATATGTCATCTTCTAAATGCTCTAAGTGTGTATTCTTTGCCATACTTATATTATACTATACTGTGGTATGAATGGGTAGATGAGTGGACACTAATCTAACTGGATAAGAAAGATGAATCTAAGTCTAGGTCACGATTACTTGACCTAAGACCATTAATTTTAAGTGCCATTAGAAACGACCATCGTGCCTTAGACGCTGAGTTAGTCTTGATACGAATTCTAATACTACTATCTGTGACAGAGTTGGCAAAACGAGGACATCCATATCCCTCAGGGTCTTTACCCATATAATATAGACCTCTGCCTTTAACTTGTATGTAGTAAGTATCCTTTGAGTTGTAATACTTTTCTACTTGTTGTGCAGCCTCTACTCCTTTTGCCAAAAACTTATCAGGAAAACGTTTTAAATCTAATTTTCTAGCCTTGTCACGGTCTACAAAAGGTGCTGACGATTTGACCACAAACTTAGCAGGCATATTCTTTTTAGGATTCCAATGGTCATTTGCTTGACGGATTATGTCAAACTCCTCAGCAATACCTATCATAGTCTGTGCTGCTTCTTTCTTTGCTGTTGTTTTAGTCTTGTCAATAAAGAATTGTTTACTTGTAGTATCAAAATCAAAATTCATCTGAGCAAAGTCAGCAGATAATTTCTCTTTCAATTCAAACTTGACTGTCTTAAACCCACTTGTTAATTCAAGGTCAGCCTTTGCTGAGTCAGCACCCGCAGGGTCAGACACAGTGAATCCTGAGTTTCTTAGAGCGGTTATTAAGTCCCTCTCATATATGAAACCCGCATTACCTGTGCCAATAGAGGCAGCACTTATACCTTCACCATCGGTGAGAGGTTCGGTATCTGTTTTCCTCACCAGTTTTCGTTAAGTCTTCCTAAGTTATTTATCACTTGCTCTAAAATAAACCTTGGGTCTTCTTGTGACTCTTCTATTGTATCAAATGTTTTAGTAGGACCTAAGAGTCTACATGCCTTCACAACATCACTATGAATTTGTCTTAATCTCTTATCATTATACTGTGACTCTGTCCAGAAGACTGCTACATTTCTCTCACCACTTGTCACTGTAGATACTTGATGTGATATACCACAGTCATATGTTACCATCATTCCTGCCTCTAACTTTATCTTCTCAACTCTTTGGTCTACAAATAAACATAACTCTCCACCCTCATACTCTGATGGGTCGGAAAGAAACAATGTATTACTATATTGACCATGTGTATAGTGGTCATGATGTGGTTTATAATACCCACCTGTAGTAGTCTTGGAAAATATTATAGGACCTGAGTTAGTTGGCACACAAAAGTCAGCATACTCTACACAGTAATCAAGATTACGAAATATTGTGGAGCATGCATCTTTATATCCACTACCAATTTGCTCAGATACTTCTTTGTTTTTCTTAATTGTATGACTGCCACCACCGTCCACAGTATCGAGACCATCATCCCATTGACATTTGTCAAGGTATCCCTTTACATCGTTTACTTGATTCTTATTTAATATCTTTTGTATTATATAACTCAAATGTCCCCAGGCTGACGATTCTCCGAGTAGTGTGTCTCAAACATATCACCTGGGTATCTTGCTGCTAGTTTAAGTGTATTGATATAGATTACCTCATCAAACCTGACGTCTAATGCTAGACATGCTTGTGCAACATACCACATGATATCACCTAACTCTTTAGTCAAGTGCTCTTTGTTTGCTGCATTAAAATCTTTTCCTTGAAACTTTAGTTTCTTTACTATCTCCATAAATTCTCCTGCCTCAGCAGACATACCTGACGCAGCAGTATCAAGACGTTGAATATTACATCCTTGTTTTTTTAACTCAGCATATCTTTCCATCAATACTTGGAAGTCTTTACTTGGGTTTGATGTAACTCTATCTACAAACTCAGTATACTTATCTAAGTCAACCTCAAACTTCTTAGCACCTTCTGCTTTTGCTTTTTCTCTCTCCTCTAGTTTCTTATCTAGTTTCTTCTTAGACTGAGGTGCACTACCCATCTTCTTACCCATTTCTTCGGGTGATTTGGGAGTGTCTTTCTCAGTTGCTTTTACTTTTTCTTGTGCTTCATCTACTTTATCTCTAGCAGCACTATTGATACGCTCTGCAGCAGCATCTTGGTCACCCTTCTTGGGGTCAAATTGGTTAGTAAAGTCAGCCATTAAATTTTAAATCCTTCAAATGATTTTTTAGTATCGGTAAATGATTTGGGAGTATCTCCTGCATCGATGATGTCGTCTTGAGCACCCTGCTCACAATCATACAACCTCATCTTCTGTCTGTCAATACCCAACACAAATCTTTTGTATACAGTGGGGTCATTATATCTATTCTTCAACTGCTTGACCATAATCTGATTGAGTCCCTCCATATCTTCTGTAGATATGAGTGCAATCATCAAGTCAGCAGTTGCAGGAAGACCAAATGATTCACTGGTATCAGTAATCTCTACATCAGAGTTACCATAACCAGACCTAGTAGTCTGTGTAGCAGACAGGATAGGCACGTTATATTCTCCTGCTAGTCCACGTAACTCTTCTGCTATTGCTTTTACATATGTGTATGAGTTTACAATCGTGCCCTTGTATCTACTACTAGCACATATGTTTAGATAGTCTACAAATATAATCTCAGGATGAAATCCTTTCTTCAATGACAACTCATTCAAGAGTGCCTTGAAGTGACCTACATGTGCAGATGCTGTAGGGTATTCTTTGATAACAAGTTTACCCTGTGTCTTTTTCTTTAACACATCCATCTTAGCACGATACTTCTGCTTTGTCAGCAAGGGGTCTTGGAGTTGTTGGATGGGGATGTCGAGAAGGTTGGCATCAATTCGCTCTGCAATTTTCTCCTCTGCCATTTCACATGTAATGTAGAGAACGTTGCGCCCCTGTAAGAGACAGGCACTAGCGACATGGCAC